TCTTGAAATCAATGCAAATAAATTTCAAACAAGAGGTGGAACATCATCTCAATTCGTCAAGGGCGATGGTACGCTCGATGCAACTGGTCCATTGGGACCAACAGGGGCAACAGGAGCTACAGGTGCAACTGGTGCAACTGGAGCTACAGGTCCAACTGGAGCCCAAGGTGCAGTAGCAGGTTCAAAGTCTTATGGACTACAATCTATTAGTGACATTACTACGGTTACGGGCCCCGCTCAATTTGCCATTAATACTTCTACTCTTCAAATAAGAATTTCAAAATGGGATAGTAATAATAACGATACATTAAACTTATCCAATGCACAAGTTGGAGACGTAGTAAACTTTGCTAAAAATGATAGTAATGCAACTGTTACTTCTTTTAGACTTACCAGCACTGGAGTTCTTGGTGGCTCTGGATTTAATGAATACTATACATTTTCTTATGGCTCATCTTATTATGGCGCTACACTTTTAGGTTCTCCTCAGACTTACGCAGTAACAGTAGTGCCAATAGGACCTGGAATTACGGGACCAACAGGAGCAGCTTCTACTGTGACTGGACCTACAGGTGCCACAGGAGCAACAGGTCCAACTGGTCCTGGAGGAATGTCACTGCTAGCTTCAGCAACACTAACATCTTCTGGTACATACACTGCTCCAACAGGTGCACTACTTTATGTAATTGATATTTATGGTGCTGGTGGTGGCGGTGAAGGCGGTCAAATGGGGGGTAATAACGTTGCAAACACTGCTCAAGGCGGACAGGGTGGTATTGGTGGTGGCTATTACAGGGTAACTGCAACTGCTTCAGAACTTGGCTCATCAATATCTTATACAATTGGAGCTGGTGGAACCGGTGGCGCAACAACAACAAGTATTGCGCAAAATGAAGGTAATGTTGGTGGAAATACTAGTTTTGGAAATTATTATATTTTTGGTGGCGCAGGTGGCTATGCAAGTAGCACTGATACACAAGGATTTGCGCCAAGAAATGTAGGATTTATTCCATCTGGTATATCTTTAAACATTACTGGCCTTGGTGGAATTGGAAATAACGAAACATCATCAAGTGGTTATGGAACAACTGGATACTCAAACCTTTATGGTGGCGGAGGCGGCGGAGGCGGCGGAGGTCGTGCATCATCTGCAACATCTGCTGGTAATAGTGGTGGAAACTCTTTAGCAAATATGACATCATTGTATGGTTATAATGCTAGAGGTTATATAACTTCTATTAGTGTTGGTGGCGGTGGTGCTGGTGGTTCAGGCGCAAACGGAACTGCTGGTTCTGCTGGTTCTGCTGGATTTGGTGGTACTGGTGGTGGAGGCGGTGGAGGCCGTGCATCTGCTACAGCTTATACTGGCGGTGCTGGTGGTATTCCTGGTGGAGGCGGTGGAGGCGGTGGCGGAGCCAGCGGTACTGGAGGAGTAGGCGGTGCTGGTGGTGCTGGTGGCCGTGGAGAAGTTAGAATATGGGTATACGGATGAGATATTTTCACATAGATAATGAATCAAATATAGTAACTAATGTATGCTTATGGGATGGAGTATGTGAATATAATCCATCTGGTGTAACATTATTGTTAGCTGAAGACTTGCCGCAAATTCAAATAGGCGACAGAAAAACTAATACAGGCTGGGAAAGATTTGACTCAGAAACTCAAACCTGGAATACAATAAATTAATCTTGAAAGGATTAAATTAAATGGCAGCAATAGACTTTCCATCATCACCAAGTGATGGACAAGTATTTACATCAGGTGGGAACAGTTGGACTTATCGTACTTCCGTACCTGGATGGGACCTTACTGTAACTACAATTACTGGAACAACAGGACCCACAGGACCTACTGGTGCTACAGGTAGCACAGGTGCGACAGGAGCTGCTTCAACAGTAACAGGGCCTACAGGTGCTACTGGAGCCAACGGTGCAAATGGTGCTACGGGCCCTACAGGAGCCACAGGTGCTGCCTCAACAGTAACAGGGCCTACTGGTGCCACTGGTGCCAACGGTGCGAATGGTGCTACGGGCCCTACAGGAGCCACAGGAGCAACAGGTGCAACAGGTGCCACAGGTGCAGATGGAGCTACTGGTGCCACGGGAACCACAGGGGCAATGGGAGCCACAGGAGCTACGGGAGCCACAGGAGCTGCCTCAACAGTAACAGGGCCTACAGGTGCTACTGGTGCCACTGGTGCTACAGGACCAGCTGCATCTGGTGGTGGAACAGTAGATACAGAAGACGCAGTAATTAGTGCAAGAATTTTTATATAGGAGAAACAATGGCTACATATACAAGAAAAATATTAAGTGGTTCAACAGATGGTAAAGGTATTTTAGTTGTTGCTACAGCATCTTCTGGTACAACAATTCATACTGGGCCAGCATCAGCATCGACTAAACAAGAAGTATGGCTATATGCTATCAATACAGATTATTATCAGCATACTTTAACAATTCAATATGGTGGAACAACAAGTCCTAATGATGATATTGTTTTAGTTATTCCTGCACAAGTTGGATTGACTTTAGTAGTAAGTGGTTTAATGCTAGTGGGTAATGCTACGCCATTAGTAATCAGGGCATATGCTGATACCGCAAGCAAAGTAGTAGTTAATGGATATGTAAACGAGATTGTATAATGTCTAGATTTTCTCCTGAAATCCGTTCAAATACACAAGTATCTAATTGGGTTCAAGCTTATAAAAATCCAGTTTCAGGTATTAGGTCAGATATACCATGGATTAGACCAAAAGACTGGGTTACTTTACCAACCCTCAGTCCAGGAGACCAAAAAATTGTTGGTATTGTTCCAATTTATGAAGGAGATACTAATTACGTAGCATTTACAATGTCTGGAAACTATACTGTTGATTGGGGCGATGGAACAACAGATAACTGGACCGCTGCAACTACTGCAAGTAAAACTTTGTTGTGGGCAAGTTATGATGCATCGACATTAACTTCACAAGGCTACAGACAAGCAATTGTAACAATTACTCCACAATCTGGACAAAACTTAACATCAGTAAACTTTGATGTTGTTGGAAATCAAACAAATGGCAAATATGCTGCAAGATGGATTGAAATTAACGTTGCTGGAGCAAACATTACATCAATGACAGTTTCTCAAGATACTTCAAATCTTAGGTGGTACATGCTTCAAAAATTTGCATTTTTTGGAACATGCGCTCTTACTGGTATGAACTATATGTTTAAGGAATGTACTGGTTTAAGAGAAGTAGATATGAGAACAACAAGTTCTGTAACATCTTGGTTTAATACATTTAGAAGTTGTTATGCAGTAACAAACATAATGATTAATACTACTGCTGCAACATCATTTAATAACACATTCTACGCTTGCACTTTAATTCAATCAGTATATATACCAAATTTGCCAGCTTTAACATCTTTAAGTGGCTCATTTACATATTGTACTACTTTACAATATGTAAACTTGCCATATACACCACTTCTTAATAATGTGAGTACTACATTTTCAAGTTGTTATTTATTACAATATGTAAATATTCCAAGAACGCAATTAGTTACAACATTTGCTAACGCATTTGAATCTTGTCAAAGTTTAAGAAATATAACATTAAATGCGGATGCTGCAACTAATATGAGTTTCATGTTTTATGGTTGTTCAATTCTTGAAAGTGCAAGTATTAAAAATATGAATGGCGCCAACATTAATGCATCAAACATGTTTGCTTCTTGTTCAAAAATGTTTAAACTACCAGATATAGATTTTACTAAAATTCAAAATGCATCAAACATGTTTACAAGTGCTGAAAGCTTAACAAATGTTACCATAAATAGTGGTGCTACATTTAGCACTTGCACAAACATGTTTCGTGGTTGTACTAATTTACAAAAAATAACATTTCCAGCAAACTATGTTACTACTAATATGTCAAATATGTTTCTTGGTTGTTCTTCTTTACAAGAAGTAATTGGATTAGTTGGGACCAATACAACTGCATCATCAGGCTATAGCAATATGTTTAGTAGCTGTTTTTCAGTTCAAAGAATTACAGCTACAAACATGAAATATACTCATTCAATTGAAAGTATGCAATTAAATGGAACTCAATTGGATGCATACTATACAGCATTGCCGACAATAGTTTCACAAACGTTAACAGTTACAGGAAACTGGGGAACTGCAACTGATACTCCATCAATTGCAACAGCTAAAGGATGGACGGTAACAGGATGAGTGGGTTTTATAAAAATGATAACGGTCTACTTCTTTGCGGTCCAAACTTTGTACTTAATGCTTCGTACGAACTTCGTATTGAAAAAAAAGATGAATATGAATATCCAATTGATGGATGGTATTATATTAGTTCAGAAGATGAAGCATATGTGTTTTTCGGTATAGAAAAACCAATTGAAGAAGAAAGATTAAATGGAACTAAATAGTTTACTTAATGAATGGAACTTTAGAAAATGTAAAGGTCCAGAAGATGCTACAAATGAGCAGCTTTTAGAAGCCTTTGTATTCTTTTGCAATAACTACGCATTTATTAAACATCCAAACAAAGGTAAGATTCCATTCACATTACGTGAAGCACAATCTGAAACTGCTAAAGCTTGGATTGAAAAGCGTTATACAATTGTTCTTAAATCACGTCAGATTGGCTTTTCTACATTAGCTGCAGCTTATTCGTTTTGGTTGGCATTCTTTTGGCCAGATAGATTTATAGTCATGCTTTCTAAAACTGAAAGAGAAGCCGCAAAACTTCTTTCTAAAACAAAGTATATATACAAGTTCTTGCCAGACTGGATGAGACTAAACGGACCTGAGCTACTGCAGAACAACGTTCTTAAAATGTCTTTTAGTAATGACTCAGTAATTGAATCATTGCCATCAGCTAATGAGCCTGCTCGTGGTGAATCCGTGTATATGGCTATCATTGACGAGATGGCCTTCTTGCCTAACCCAGAAGAGGCCTGGGCATCTATCGAGCCAATTGCTGACGTTGGTGGTCGTGTTATCTGTCTTTCTACTGCTAAGGGTGAAGGCAATATATTCTTTAATTTGTGGCATGGGTCTCAGACTGGCACTAATCGTTTCCATGGAATCTTCTATCCCTGGTCAGCAAACACAGACCGTGACCAAGCTTGGTACGATGCACAAAAGGCAGAATTGCCAGAATGGCAGCTACACCAAGAATACCCATCAAACCCAGAAGAAGCATTCATCCGTTCTGGTCGTCCAGTGTTTGACATTGATGCTTTAAATAGACAAGTTTGCGAAAAGCCAAAAACCGGCATAAACAAAAGATTAAATGAAGGCATTAATTCTTTTATATTTGAATCAACAGGTGGACCATTATCAATATGGGCATTGCCACAGTATGGTGGAGTTTATTGTATTGGGGCTGACGTTGCAGAAGGTTTGGCTCGAGGAGACTATTCTGCAGCTCACGTTATTGACGCTAGAACTGGACTTGTAGTTGCTGAATGGCATGGGCATATTGACCCTGACCAATTTGGCGAGAATGTTCTTTTAAGTCTAGGTTATTTTTATAATAGTGCATTAGTTGGAGTTGAGTCTAACAACCATGGTTTAACAACTTTAACTTCTTTAAATAAAAAGAATTATACTAATCTTTATAGGCAACGTAAATTAACCCAGAGGCATTCTGAGGCAACAGAATCATTGGGTTGGCGCACAACAACATTGTCTAAGCCATTAGCTATAGATGAGTTAAATGCATCAATCAGAGATGGTGAGATTGAGATAAGATGCGAATATACAGTTGCTGAACTAAAGACATTTGTTCGTGACGACAATGGCTCTACTCACGGTTCTCCACATGACGACAGAGTTATGAGTTTAGCAATAGCACGTCAGATGTTAAAATATGTATGGCTTCCAGAATACAGACCAAGCCAAGAAAAGGCATGGGGCACCTTAGATTACTTTGCTAGTAAAGTTAAAAAAGCTGTTCCAGAAAAAGAACGTTATTATATAGGTGAGTTCAATAGTTACACGTAATGTAACAATGTTGACATTAATATAGGAGATTGATATGAATTTGTGCGAATGCGGACGACAATTAAAGACAGAGGCAGACCTGAATAGGGGCTATTGCTTCAAGTGTCACGTCAAAGGTATCCGTTTCAGTTTCGTAGGGGTTGGATATGGTCAGTCTTCTTGGAACGACTCAACAATTCGTGAGACCCAAGCTCGCTATGAAGCAATGCCTGGGGTAGAAAAAGTATCAACTCGTAAAGAATTAATCTAATGGAAGCTTTAATACCAATTATTGTAGCGATTATTGGTGGGCCTATGGTAGTTATATTACAAAAGTTAAGAAAAGAAAACACTTCACAACATGCCGAATCAAGACAATTATTAAACATAGTTGTTGATAAGGTAGAAAAAGTCGACAACAAATTAGATGGGCACATAACGTGGCATCTCGATAAGGAGAAAAAATGAAAAGCAAAGGGAAACCAAAGTTTGGAATAATGGTTGCAGTAACCACATCACCAGTAGGAAAAGCTTATAAAAAAGCTGAGAAACAAATGGCTGGTAAAAAGTCAAAAGCTCCTAGTGTAAAGAAGATGAACAAAGAAGAAGCTATGGAACAGCGTGGCTATAAAGGAACAGGCGGAAA